AGTTTCAGGCGCAGTTAAAGACCTTCGGCGTCACGATGGACCTTGAGGAGTGCAAGCGCATTATCCGAGTGTATCGCGAGACCTACCCCATGATACCCAAGCTGTGGCGTCAGGCAGGAGATGCACTGGAAGCTATGGCTAATAACCAGACAGCACCCATAGGATTGTCCGGTGTCCTCGAAGTGTGCGGTGCAGACGGTATCAAGCTGCCCAATGGGCTGAGCATTAAGTATCCCAACATGCGCTACATCCTGCGCGAGGGTAAGTCCGAGATGGTCTACGACCAGAAGAAGGGCCGCGCAGTCATACCGACCCGCATCTATGGCGGGAAGGCTGTTGAGAATATCTGCCAAGCCTTGGCACGGATCGTGATTGGTGAGCAGATGCTGATGGTTGCACGCAAGTTGCGCGTGGTGATGACCGTGCATGACGCTGTGGGTGCTATCGCCCCTGTGGAGCAGGCGGATGAGGCGCGGCGGTTCGTCGAGGACTGTATGCGTATCAGGCCCAAGTGGGCAACGGCACTGCCGTTAAACTGTGAGAGTAAGATGGGAGCAAGCTATGGAGGTTAAGAAGAAAATCGTTCTGCGACAGAGCGAAATCCAGATGTGTAAACTGCTGGCAACGGCAGGTCTGGACGAAGATCAAGCCAAGGCAGAAGCCGAAGGTATTCCGTTCGACTATGAAGCCGAAAAGGCCAAGCGTGAGCATGAGTTTATCATGTTTTACGCCGCTGAGAAGAAGAAAGAGCGTGACTGGGAAGAGACACGGGACAAGTCGTTTCAATCCGTGATTGGCGAATTAGTTGGGAGCACCAAACTAGACAATTATATCCGCGACCATGTGCCAAACTTGAAAGCTTTTCGGGACATGGACCCAGCGGACGTTCTCAAAGTAGCTGGTTATGGCAAGAAGACAGCCGATGAATTGAGAAAACTGCAAGCGGGCCTCACCAAGCATAGGAATATAATGCCTCGGCTGAACAAGGCTATCGAAGCTGATCGCCACCTCCGTAATTTTGTGCGCGAGCACAGTAACACACTCACCTTGTATAGGACGCTACAAAGGACCGCTAGGAGCACCGAGAGGCATTTGTCCCAGACGTGGAAATATTATGCAGGATGATCCCGACTGGTGGCCTAAGCCGTGGGTTTACAACGACTGGCTCCAAGAAATGCTGCGCAAAGATGAAGAGTGGCAGAACAAACGCCGCGCAGAGGCGGAGCAGCGGCGCATGGAACGGATTAATTCTGGGTTCAAAAGCCTAGCGCCTGCTCCACCGTCACGCGATCCAGTGGTGCGAGAAGCACGGCTGGAGGAGTTTAAGGACAACCCGAAGCTACGCAAATGGGCTGTATGGAAGCAATACCGAGCCGGAGGGACCACGTTAAATAAGGTTGGTGAAGACTTCGGGATCGGGGTGGAGCGGACACGGCAGATGGTTCACCAATGTGAGCGAATACTACGCACCGCTTTGAACCGAGATATCCTCACCTTTCCAGTGATTGAACAGGTGCGAGAAGCAACGCTAGGTGTTGAGTTTGTATTCCGCAACGACCTGACATTCAATGTGGTGGATGGCGACCAGAAGGGGTGGGAACAGCTTGAACTCACCATCCATGACAGCAGTGCATACAGAAACCCTGTGAAGTGGTGGAAACCAGAGTGGGGGCACCAAGATACCTCACCGGCTAAACCCATACAGGCCTATACATACTACAAAACCATTATCGAGAAGGAGCAAAGTGATGGCGATTAACCCTACAAACGAAACGCTGATTACAGACTTGGAGTTGAAGGTGCGGACCATGCACTGCTTCCACAATATTAACTTGCAGGTTAATGGTCAGGACGCGCCCCCAGCAAAGGTTAAAGATTTCCGGCATTTCACGGATGAAGAGCTACTGAAGTTTCCTTGGTTTGGCACAAAGAGATTGGCCGAATGGAAAGAAATCCTGTGGCGCGTTGATAACCCAGAAGCAATCTATGTCGAAAAACCTGAGCCTTTCCCGATACCACGCAAAACCACCAAGGAAGATAAGTTTCATCCCGTGGTTAAGCTACTGCTCAGCCGGATGAGAAACCGACCAGATGAATTTGCTGGCACTAGGAATGACTACTACCACAATGAAAAAGGACCGAGCGCGAGATGGGCTGATGTCTTGTACCAACTGCAAGAGCACATGACACCAGATGAAAAGGCCGCATTGAACAAGGCTGTGCGCGAGATACGCATGATGAGAATACACCACGATGTTATGCAGGAGTTACTGAGATGAAGATTACCAACTACGGCACTAACTTTGCCGACTACGAGATCGACGAAAACTGCCACCTTTATAAGGTTGAGGTCTTTGACCGTGCGGAGGACGACACGCATGGAACCCATACCACGGTAAGGGGGGAGCTTGTTACCCAAGACAGGGACATGAGCGGCAACCCATCCAGCAGGCGCACAGGCGTGGTGCTGCACTTCTGGAGCGAGGTGAACGAAGCGCCCGAAGACAAGTTCGTCATGTGTGTTTTCCAACACAAGGGCGGCGAGTTCATCCAGTTTAAAACGCTATCTGAATATGAAGGGAAGGCCGCATGAGCGAGTATCAATTTACCAAGGACTGGTTCAACTGGGCACCGGAGGTATGGACGCAGCTTATTCCGTTGCTACCTGCGCGACAGCGTTTCCTAGAGATAGGTTCCTTTGAAGGTCGCAGCACTGTCTGGATTGTCGAGAACATGTTAGACGATGGTGGTTATATTGACTGCATTGATACATGGAAGGGTGGCGAAGAGCACAGCGCCGAAGACATGGCAGCGGTCGAAGCGCGGTTCGATCATAACTTAGATATCGCCAAAGAGCGGTCAGGTATATTTGATGGTGACACCGCTAAGAAGATTTTTAAATTTAAAGGTCCAGCCACCGCGATACTGGGTGCTGCCTTATGCCAGCGCGATTGTTTTGCGGACATGGTGGAAGATGAAGCGGCGCTACCCAAACCGATGTACGACTTCATCTACATCGACGGGAGCCACATCGCTAAGGACGTGCTGACGGATGCTTGCATGGCTTGGCCGTTGCTCAGGCCCAAGGGGATGATGGTGTTTGACGATTATATGTGGGGCAATCCGCGTGACATCCTGCACCGCCCCAAGCCAGCCATCGACGCCTTCTGCAATATCTTCGCAGAGGAGGCAGAGATTGTCCACGTTGGATACCAACTAGTAGTACGCAAGAAAGGATAAGATATGTTTGATTTAGTTAGTCTAATTGTCGGTGCCTCAAGCGGTTTCTTTTTGGGTATATTTTTTACCACAACCCGCACGGGACGAATCAAGGAAGAGAACGAGCGGCTCAACTCCGAGCTAAATGTACTAACAAAACGCGACTCCAAGGGGCGTTTCACAGGAGGTAAGTAGTGCCAGTAGTAAGACGGTCTATGACGGTATGGACACCTGAGAAAGACGCAGAGTTACTGAGTTATTATCAGCATGGCTTGAGGCCAGCATATATAGCGGAACGAATGGGGGTTACGATTGCTTCCGTGGAGGGCCGCTACCACAAGCTAAAGAGAAAGCAAAAAGCAAATGACGGATGAAATTAAAGTACCGACCAAGCGCCCCAGCCTGATGATCGCCACACCTATGTACGGTGGTATGTGCACGGGGACGTATGTCCAAGGTCTGTTGATGACCATGGCCAAGATGCGTGAAGTCGGCGTCAACGTGGCGTGGTGCCAGATCATGAACGAGAGCCTCATCACCCGCGCACGTAATGAACTGGCCCGTGTGTTCCTTGCTAGTGACCATGACTACCTCATGTTCATCGACGCTGACATTGGCTTTAATGGTGAGGCAGTCGCGCAGCTTATGCTAGCCGACAAGGACATCGCCTGTGGCATCTACCCCAAGAAGGAAGTGAACTGGGATAGCGTGGAACGCGCTGCAAGTGGTGAAATCACCTCTAACCTTAAGGACTATGCCGGAGCCTTTGTGTTCAACATGGTCGGGGGTGAAGACGCGCACAGCGACGAGACTGGGTGTATCGAGGTGCGGCATGGCGGCACAGGCTTCATGCTCATCAAGCGGGGTGTATTTGAGCATCTTATGCCCCACGTCCCAACCTATCGCGTATCGTCATTCCAAGACCCAGAGACTGGCGAATATGCAAAGCCTTTGACCCATGAGTTTTTCGCTACGTCTATCGACGAGAGCGGGGCGCTATTGTCAGAGGATTACCATTTTTGCGAACTGTGGCGCAACCACGGTGGCAAAATCCACGCCCATCCGTTTATCCGGCTGACCCACACAGGCACCTATGTGTTTGATGGGGACATCCTAAAAAGCGGCGGCAACCTAAAGTAAGGAGCAAACGAAATGGCTAGAAGAAGTACCAAAGCAGATATGATTGCAAAGATGTTGACGGAGGGTTTCACCGCCCCGCAGATCAAAAAGCGCATGAAGGTTAGCGAAAGCTACGTCTATGCGATTAAGAAGCAGATGGAGCAAAAACCGTTCACCCCTGAGGAAGTCGGTGTCTCCGAGGAGGCGCTTATTGAAGTGGCAGTCACAGCCTCGCAGGGTAAGGGCAAACCAAAGCCTGGAGAGTTTGTTCAAGCTGATACTAACGTAGACGCAATCCTCAATGCGCGTGGCTCCCGTTATGGGAACTTCCTCGACCATGCGCGTGTCACCTATAAACTTAAAGAAGTGGCCCGTAACTTCGCTGAGGAGAAAGGTAAGACATTCGCTGTTGACCAGTGCGAAGCGATGGACATGATCTTCCACAAGATTGGGCGCATCCTAAACGGTGACCCGAACTACGCAGATAGCTGGATTGACATCGCTGGCTATGCTAAGCTGGTGGCTGATCGTCTAGAAGGAAAAGTACGATAGCATGACAGCATGGTCCTATAGCAGCATCAAGACCTTCGACCAGTGTCCGAAGAAATACTTCCACCTCAAGGTTGTGAAGGACGTCAAGGATGACCCCGGCGAAGCCGCTGTCTATGGGACCGCTGTTCACGAAGCGGCAGAGTTGTTCGTCAAGGACGGCACACCCATCCCTGATAAGTTTGCTTTCATGCGCCCCATCGTGGAGCCGTTGGCAGCTAAGCAGGGCATGAAGCACACCGAACTGAAGCTAGGTGTCAAGAAGACGGATACAGGCTTCGAACCCTGCGGCTTCTTCGACAAGGACGTGTGGTACAGGGGGATCGTGGACTTACTGATTGTGGACGACACCAAAGGCTGGATGGTTGACTACAAGACGGGCAAGAACGCCAAGTATGCGGACATGAAGCAGTTAGACCTGATGGCAGGCGCGCTCTTCATCAAGCACCCCGAACTGGAAACCATTAAATCGGCACTGGCCTATGTGGTCAGCAACGAGTTTCCGAAGAAGACCCATAAGCGCGAGAAGCTGGATGAGTATATGTCGGTGTTCGATGACCAGCTAGATCAGTTGGACGCAGCCATGGAAAATGGTGTATGGAACGCCAAGACAAGCCCGTTGTGTGGGTGGTGCCCCGTCACCTCCTGCGAGCACTGGAAACCCCGGAGGAAGTGATGGCACGAGATTACCGCGCTGAATACGATAAGTACCAAGGTACCGAGCAGCAGAAGAAGAACCGAGCGCAGCGCAATGCAGCCCGTGCCAAGCTGGTGAAGGCTGGCAAAGCCAAGAAGGGTGACGGCAAAGACGCTGGCCATGTGAAGGCCATTGATAAGGGTGGCTCTATCAAAGACGGTATCCGGCTCGTCAGCAAAGCTACCAACCGCTCGTTCAAGCGGGACAGCAAGGGCAACCTCGTGAGTGAGACAAGCAAGCGCGAACGCAAAAAATAAACACCTAGGAGCAAACTGGTGCAAATCGTTGAAAACAAAGCCCTTCTCCTGAAGGTGCCCGACCCGTCTGTGGTCACGGATAACATCCATAAGAGCGCCGAGGTCAAGGAAGGCGTGCTTGTTAAATGGGGACAGAACGAAAGTGAAATCCTAGCGCAGCTTGGCTTCGCAGATACCCCCTCGCCTATGCTCAAGTCCTACCAGTGGACGGGTAAGTTCGAGCCGTTCAAACACCAGAAGACCACAGCGTCCTTCCTCTCCATCCGCAAGCGGGCGTTCTGCTTCAACGAGCAGGGCACAGGCAAGACAGCCAGCGTCATTTGGGCAGCCGATTATCTAATGAACCGTGGCTTGGTGAAGCGCGTGCTGGTGCTATGTCCGCTCTCGATCATGAAGTCGGCGTGGCAGCAGGACTTGTTCAAGTTCGCTATGCACCGTTCGTGCAGCGTGGCGCATGGTGCCGCCAAGCAGCGGGAGAAGATCATCAACGCTGGGGCTGAGTTCGTCATCCTTAACTTTGACGGACTGGCTGTGGTCAAGGATGCTATCGCCAAGGGTGGCTTCGACCTGATCGTGATTGACGAGGCCAACGCCTACAAGAACCCCACGACCAACCGCTGGAAGATATTAAACCGCTTGGTGCGCGACACTGACCCACGCTTATGGATGCTGACAGGTACGCCAGCGGCGCAGTCTCCGGTGGATGCTTATGGTCTGGCTCGTATGATGGACCTGCCGGGATGCCCCAAATATTACGGCGTCTTCCGTGACAGCGTGATGCGCAAGGTGACCCAGTTTAAATGGACGCCCAAGAGCAACGCACAGGCAATCGTCCATAAGGTGTTGCAGCCAGCCATCCGGTT